TTTTATGAGTATACGGACCTCGTCGAGCCCTTGTCTCTGGATGAGGCTTATCTTGACGTTACCGAAAATAAAAAGCAAAACCCTTCGGCAACCCTGATTGCAGAAGAGATCAGGGAGCGGATCTTTGCTGAGGTCGGTTTGAGAGCATCTGCCGGAATTTCAAACAGTAAGTTTGTTGCCAAAATAGCCTCTGATATCAATAAGCCCAACGGACAGAAGACCATCCCGCCTGAAGAGGTGCTGGAATTTCTGGAAACCCTGCCCATTGAAAAATTCTTTGGCATCGGAAAGGTCACCGCAGCTAAAATGTATGAGCTGGGTATATTCACCGGGACTGATCTGAAATCAAAATCCCTTGAATTTCTCAAAGAACATTTTAAGAATTCCGGGGAGCATTATTATAAGATCGTGAGAGGCTTGCACAGTTCCTTACTGTTATTGCTCAGACTGTCGGACCTGAAGCCATCGCTAAATATGTCAACACTGATGAAGTCATCAAGCGTCTAGCAGCTGCCTCTGGTATCGATGTACTCAACCTTGTGAAGAGTATGCAAGAGTTGCAGCAAGAACAACAGCAAGCAATGGAGCAAGAGCAAGCGATGATGATGCAACAACAGGCTCCACAAATGGCAGCCGTTGATCAGAAACGTGAGCAAGCCATGATGCAAGCTGAACAACAACTACCACCTGAACCACCAATAGCATGAGCGAAACACTTACGATGAATGAAACACCCGCTGATCAGCCACAATTTAATGCTGATGAGCAAGACTCCCTGCAGGTTGCTGAGTCATTGGGTGGAGAGCAACCGCTACTTGCTGGTAAATTTAAAGATCAGCAATCGCTTGAAAAAGCATACCTTGAACTACAATCAAAACTTGGAGAGCCACGTGATGAAGTACAAACCACCGAAGACGAAGGCGAGCCAGCAGAGCAAGAGCCAGAAGAAGAAGTAACTGAAGAGCCTGATGCTGATCAGCTTACTGAAGCTCAAGCTAATCAACTGTTTGAAATGGTTGGTGGTGAAAAAGCTTACAAGTCTATGATCCAATGGGCTGGTCAAAACCTCTCTCAAGAAGAGATCCAGATGTATGATAATGTTATGGCGTCTGGCAACGCTTCTTCAATTTACTTTGCTGTACAAGCACTTGCTAATAAGTACGGTGATGCTACTGGATCTGACGGTCAGCTACTGACTGGTAAAGGTACAGCTAATCAAACACAAGGGTTCCGTAGCCAACAAGAATTAGTGCAAGCTATGTCTGATCCACGCTACGACCGTGACCCTGCATACCGCCAAGAGGTTATGCAAAAACTTGAAAACTCTGACGTACAATTCTAATGACCGTTACCACCAACGATCGCGGACAACAAAACCTCTTTGCAAAAGAACCCACCATGTACACTGACGACAACTACACTGTGACTCACAACGAAAAAGCTGAGATGCTCAACGGTCGCCTGGCTATGCTGGGTGTGATGGCTGCGCTTGGAGCGTACGCACTAACTGGTCAAATTATCCCCGGAGTATGGTAGTGCCTAAAGGTCTCTACGCTAATATCCACGCAAAACGAATGCGTATCGCCAAGGGCTCTGGCGAGAAGATGCGTAAGCCTGGGAGCAAAGGTGCTCCTACGGCTGCCAACTTCAAAAGAGCTGCTAAAACTGCTAAGAAAAAATGATTGAATGCCCTGATTGTACTGTGCAACAGCAGTACGTACTCGAACAACTGCAGACTGTTGCTGATGTAAAAGATCGTACTGCCCTTGCTGTCATCATGGGTAACATCGAACAAGAGTCTAACTTTAAACCTAACATTTGTGAAGGCGGTGCTATTGTACCTTACGATCGCTGCCTTCGTGGAGGTTATGGTCTTATTCAATGGACAAGTATTGACCGTTACAATGGTCTAGGTAATTATTGTGCTAGTCGTAATGAAGACCCTAGTACCCTTAAGTGTCAAACTGCTTACATGATTGATGAAATGAGGTTTAGGGATGACCTTGAAGCGTTTCAAACGCCACACCAAACAGTCCCTTATTACATGAATGCTGCCTACTACTGGTTAGGATGGGGCATCCATGGTAATCGTACCAACTACACTTATTCTTTTCTAAACAAACTACAATGAAATTCTTTGCTATCCTCCCCGCAGCCCTGATCGCTGCTGCCCCTGCTGTTGCTGGTCCTTACGTCAACATTGAGAACAATGCTGGCTTCACTGGATCTGATTTCAACGGTCATGTGACTGACTTCCACGTGGGTTATGAAGACGGTGGTTCCGTTGGTAGCTGGTATATCCAGGGCGGTCCTTCTGTGTTCTCCCCTGATGGTGGTGAAGCAGACACTAAACTGACTGGTAAGATTGGCGGTTCTGTTAATGCTACCGAACAACTCTCTGTTTACGGTGAGCTTTCTGCTGCCTTTGACTCTGTTAATTCCTATGGTACTAAAGCTGGCGTGAAGTACAGCTTCTGATAAATTAAATATGTGGTGGGTGGGTCGGTTCTTTATCTCAATTAATTATGGCAACTTCTGTACTTACCCGTCAGGAGTCAACCTGGGATCAGTTTTGTGCCTGGGTGACTTCGACTAACAATCGTCTTTATGTGGGGTGGTTCGGTGTGCTGATGATCCCTTGTCTGCTCGCTGCTACTACCTGTTTTATTCTTGCCTTCATTGCTGCACCTCCTGTAGACATTGATGGTATTCGTGAACCCGTTGCTGGCTCTCTTCTGTATGGTAACAACATCATCTCTGGTGCCGTCGTGCCTAGCAGTAACGCAATTGGATTACATTTGTACTCGATCTGGGAAGCCAATACCATTGAAGAGTGGCTGTATAACGGCGGACCCTATCAGCTCGTTGTGTTCCATTTCCTTATCGGTATCTTCTCTTACCTGGGACGAGAATGGGAACTTTCGTACCGACTTGGGATGAGGCCCTGGATCTTTGTTGCTTACTCTGCCCCCGTGGCTGCAGCGACTGCAGTCTTCCTTGTCTACCCATTTGGTCAAGGTTCTTTTTCAGATGGAATGCCTCTTGGCATTTCCGGTACGTTCAACTTCATGTTGGTCTTCCAGGCTGAACATAATATTCTTATGCATCCTTTCCATATGCTTGGTGTTGCCGGCGTATTTGGTGGGGCTCTGTTCTCAGCTATGCATGGTAGCCTTGTCACCTCTTCTCTTGTACGTGAGACGACTGAAAATGAAAGCCAAAACTATGGCTACAAGTTCGGTCAAGAGGAGGAGACTTATAACATTGTTGCAGCGCATGGTTACTTTGGGAGGCTTATCTTCCAATATGCGTCGTTTAATAATAGTCGCTCTTTGCATTTCTTCCTTGCCGCTTGGCCCGTCCTGGGGATTTGGTTCACTTCTCTTGGCGTCAGTACTATGGCGTTTAACTTGAATGGATTCAATTTTAATCAATCTATTATTGATCGTCAGGGTCATACCATTAATACTTGGGCTGACATTCTTAACCGTGCTAACCTTGGTTTTGAAGTGATGCACGAACGGAATGCTCACAACTTCCCGCTTGATCTTGCAGCAGCTAACTCCACTCCTGTGGCTCTGACTGCTCCTGCTATCGGTTAACTTTAAATAAGCAAATGACTTATTAAAGGAAGTAACTGTTTCTTTTAATTAATTCGTACGTTCAACCTTCGGGTCGCATGTTACCTAGTCATGGAACGGGGGCTAGGTTTATTTTGTACGAACTATGTCTATCAATCTTATTCGTTTCCTTGATAATCAGCGTCGTCGTGCTGAGCGTTATCGTGTTGATACGCTCCGCTATCGCGGTGTTGAATACAAGAAGTAATCTGGTGACTTGTGCGTGCTTAACGCACACTGGGAGGGGTTCGATTCCCCTCCTTACTTATTGGTTAGAGCCGGTACGCCGATACCTCTAGCCGTCTAGACGGTGGGATAGACCACGATAAAAACTTAATACTTCTGGATCCAGAGGAACTTGCTTAAACCTCTTTATAAAAAACAATGGCTTTTCAATCTTCTGTTAACCCCGCTCAGCTTACTCAGCTGGGTCAGGCTAACCTTGCGGGTGATACCCGCGCTCTCTATCTGAAGCTTTTCAGTGGTGAGATGTTCAAGGGCTTCCAGCACAACACCATCGCTCGCGATCTGGTGATGAAGCGTACCCTTAAGAACGGTAAATCTCTCCAGTTCATCTACACCGGTCGTACCAAGAGTGAGTTCCATACTCCTGGTAACAGCATCCTGGGTGATAGCAACAATGCACCCCCGGTGGCTGAGAAGACCATCACGGTCGATGATCTGCTGATCTCCAGCGCATTCGTCTATGACCTTGATGAGACCCTTTCTCATTATGACCTCCGTTCGGAGATCTCTCGTAAGATCGGTTATGCTCTTGCTGAAAAGTATGACCGCTACATCTTCCGTGCTATCACTCGTGGTGCACGTCAAGCTTCTCCGATCACTGCTGCT